TCACTATACTTATTATTTAAAATTCTATTGTCACAACTTTTCATATAATTTTCAAAAAGTGCGAGACAATTATTTTTTATATTTAAAAATTCCTCTGTTACTACTTCGTCTTTTTCATTAGTATAAAAATTTATTAATTTTTTTTGTGATGTTGATAAAACATTATTATACTTTTTATCAAATATTTCTTTCATTAATTTTCTAGTTAAACTATTAGGCTGAACTACTTCTTCGATAACATTGTTTTCTTTTTTTGTCAAGCTTTCGTGTAGAACTATTTCGTATTCTGTAATTTTGTCGAAGTTGTTATCATTGTTTCGCCATTCATTTAATAGTGTTTGAATTGTTGCGAATATTTTATAATTACTAACATTCTGTTCAAAAATAACACCTCTGCCAAAAGTGTAGTTTAAATCTTTAATTAAATTTGACTTTTCTTTTTCCAACTTTTTACTATCGAACATATTATTACAAGCTGACTTAGCTTCAGATATAATTAAATTTGCTAAATTATCTGTTATGTTGTGAGTTTCAGAAAGTGCCTTAAATAGCTTGAATTCTTTATACAATTGAGAATTTTTATTAAAGTTTTCTTTGACTATTTTTATGGCCTTTTGAGATTCAATTTGATCATCTTCCATCAATCTTTCACATATGAAACTCATAATTTGTTCATATATAATGCCTACATTTCTTTTTTTATTATGAGATTTTGCCATTAACCTTCATCCTCTTTGTTTAAAAAATTATCATCTATAAGTATATCGTATCCTTGTTCATTATCTTCTTTTAATAATTTATTACTACTAACACCTATATTTAAACTACTCCCCATAGACTCCAAGTCTTTTGACATTCTATAAGATAGCTGCTTATCAATGTGCTTACTTACGACAGGACTTTGCGGCATAATACCATCCATTAAACCATTTTTCATTAATTCCTTAGCAGTAGGAGGTCCTATATTTTTGTAGTTTGTGGCTCCACCATCTGCCCATGTATCTTTTATAGGATTGTATTCTTTTCCTTTATTTGTTTTAACATTAGACTTTGGTTTTATAGGATTACCGTTCATATCTTTCTTTGTATCTTCGTCATCTAATTCATTAATTAAGTCATCATATTCACTTAACTCTTCTTCAGACATCAATCGGCCTTTTTTAATTTCACCATCAAATAGACCACCACCCCCCACTTCTTCAGCGGCGGGTTCATCACCTCCAAACAATCCTCCCATATCCTCATCACCTTCGCCTCCTCCAGAAGGTTGTTCTTCTCCTTCATCTCCAAAAGTCAATTCTGTTGACTGCGGTAGCTGTACTCCTTCAAGTCTCATTTCTGTAAGCTTGTCTTCTATTCGTCCTTTTTCTATTCTTTCAATTTCGTCATTGTTTAATTCTAAAATATTTTTACGAAGCCACTCTTTGTCAACCATGCCTTCAGGAGCCTGACCGGATATTTCAAATCGTGTTCTAATTAGCTCTAGTTTTTGCTGTTGTGCAATACTAGATGGATTACTTAGTTGTAAATTAAATTGCAACAGGCTTTCATCCGTGTATCCGTGTGAATAAAGATGTATCATTGCTATTTTATTTAGCTCTGATATTATTGTTTTTTGTATTCTTTGTATAGTTCTACTAAATCTAATGTCTTCTTGCGCAAGCGTTGCTTTTGCACCAATGTCTTCATCGTAACCTAAATAAGCTTTTGGTATCTTTAAAGCAGCAAACAGTTTCTTTTGAATATACTCAACATCTTCTATCGCAGTTGTATTTGAGCCGCCCGCTAACGTGTCAATTCTTGTTCCGCTTTCACCACCTCTAACAGGAAGGAAATAGTCTTCATCTACTGAAAGCGGGTTATATCTTAAATCAACTTGTCCAGTTGTTTTATCAACAACAGCATTTCTTTTAAGCGAAGTCTGGGCCTGTTCAAGATAATCAGCTATGTTCTCTGGAGGAATATTACCTACGTCAATATAAAACACACGTCGCTCAGGAGACCTAATAACTCTATAGACTAACATAGCATCTTCAATAAGAATAAGCTGGCGCCAAACTCTTCTTGCACCTTCTAAAACAGATGATCCATATGGTAAAAATGCGTCATTACCTAGCAATCGAAAATGTGATATCTGCCAGTTTTCTAAAACTTTATTTCCTTGCGTAACCCATCGAAACCTTACTGCGCCTGGATCTTGCGGGTCAAATCCTTCTTCCCTTTCCATTTCAGCAATTGGAATAGGAAATACATTAACAACACCATATTCTGGATGTATATCATTAAATAGAAAAAAGTCGCCGTACTTGCAAAGATTTCTAACCCACATTACTAAGTTAAAATCAATGTTCAAAGTATCATAAAACAAATCAGACAGCAACTTTTTTACCATTTGATTTTCTGAGTTTATATGCAATACTACACCATTTGCATCTGGTGATACACATTCTTCTGAATAAATGTCCAGGGCAGAAGATATTTCAGGTGTGTTATGAACAATAATAGAATCAGTTGCATAGTTTTTGTAACCATCAACAGTTAAATCATAAAGATCAATAACTTTATACGGTTCAATACTTGTAACTTTGTGATTACCAAATCCACTTTTAAACGCTGTAAAGTTTTTGTGTCCTTCGTTTTTAATTCTATTGTTTATCTTAGAAATCGTTGTATTTAAATCATTTGCTAAGTCTTTGCACGAAATACCTTCTTTAAAAGCATCACATATTTTTTGATACGTTAGAGTTTTATCGTATCTAGGGTTTTTGTTATCCTTATTATTCCAACCATTGTTTTTCCAATTAGGATCATACGCCTTTGCAAAAGAAGTAAAATTACTAAACCCGAAATCCCTCAGCCTATTTGTAATTACAGATGATGAACAATCAAAAACTCTTTGTAAATGTGACCAGTTGTAACCATCACGATCACAAACCTGTAAAATCTTGGCAAACGTAATATCTTTACGTTCAGCAGGATTATTTTCTTTCATAAACTTAGAATGATTCTTTTTAAAATTTTCTATCCACTCTGAGTTTTCTTTGTAATCCCATTTCTTTCCATTGAGAATATTTGCATGATATGCAAGATGTTCTTTTGCATCCATTATCTGAAGGTTTTCAGGTCTATTGTCTTGTCTAATAAAGTTTTTATGATGAACGTGCTCGTTGATTTTTATTTTTCTCCCAGCAGCCCATTCAGCAACAACTCTATGCTCTGATATCCATCCGTTATTAAGCGTTGAGTCTTCTTTGTTCATAGTATAGATCCATTGATAACCCTTTTCGCTATCTTTGTCTTTATCGAACAAAGCTTTCCTATAGAAAGGCATCATAGAGTCACCTACTTCTAGATGCTGGACTTCACAATAAGTGCCATCTCTTCTCATTACTCGATGATCAGGTGTTGCGATTAGAGTCTTCCCAGAATCAAAAGTAATCTTATATGACATTTCTGTAGCTGTATGTCTAGCTTGCTTGCCTAACGCAGGTACAATTTGCTGCTTTTCATGATCGTAAGCGTAAACAATAAAAGTTTCGTCCGGCCCGTATTGTTTGGCAAGTTCCTGTATTTCTGTATAACCGTGTGGAGTTGCAATCAACGTATCGCCTGCAATACAAGCCTCCATTTCTGAAAAATCTGAATATCTTGCCATTCTATCATAAGCGCCATAAGCACTCAACGTGCTGTTATATACATCACTATGATTTTTCTTAAAAACTTCCAAAGAAGATTTGGAATGTGTAGTGTTACTAAGATGTTTTATTTTTCTTCTAACAACTGGTCCAGATCTGAATAGTTGTGTTAGTTTTTGAAACAAATTTTCGTTCTTTTTAGCCATTTTGTTACTTTCCTATTAACCAGCTTAGGTCGCCTAAAGGATTTTTTTTACTTATATTACTATCACTTGAAAAAGTACTTTCAGGCATATAGACAGGTAAAAACGGGTTAACTGTTTTCTCATTACTATTATAGAAAGGAGATAAGGATGTTTTATTAATATTTGTATTATTTACTTCCATTCCTTTAAGTATTGCATCAGCTTGTTGTATTTGTGTGACGTTATAAGTATTTGAATTGCTGTCAGCAAGCCAACTGCCTATTGCTAATGACATTATTAAATCGTCATTATAACCTTTCATTGCAGTTATTTTCTTGCCATTCCATATAAAAGTTTTTAACTCTGAATATAACCTTCTAGAATAAGTTTTTATTCTTCCATTTCTTAGAGTTTCTTCAAAATTAGCAAGTATTTTATCTCTACTCTCTTTGCTTGTTGTAAAACCAGCTTTGCCTAAGTTTTGACCTTCTCCATACAAATACTTGTATTTCTCTTTTTCTGATGAAAAGTAAAGATTTTTATAACCTAGATCACCTAACTTTATAAGCATAGTGTAACCGTAGGCATTGTTTTCTGGACATATCATAGAATTGTTAAATCTTTTTGCGATATCATAAACTAAAATTGCAAATTGATCTGGCGGAATCTTTCCTTTAAATTCAGAAGATATACTCATACTAGCTGTGTTTATCACGTGGAAGGCTGAGTAATCTCCACTGTCGCCTCTAGCAATATCAGCTGAAAGTATATAATTTACTCCTTCGATAGGATATTCCCAGTACCAAACATTATTTCCAGGTCCGCTTTTTTCTATTGGACTTCTTGTTGATATTCTTATGTTTTCAAGTATATCATTAGTTAAAAATGTATCACCAGAAGAAGAAAAGTCACACAATAATTCTTGCGCAACTTGTTTTTGAGACATATTTTTCGTCTCTTTATTAAACCAATCATCATCTCTTTCAGGATGCACATCCCATAAAAGCTTTATAGGATTAAATTCGTTTTCTTTTCTATCAGCTTTCGTATATATTTCGTGATATTGCCCGCCAACGCCGTTAGGCGTAGAGAGGATTATAGCTCTACCTCCTGTTGATAATGTAGGATATAAACCCATCCATAATTCGTCAAAATTTCTTACAAAAGCAGCCTCATCTACAATGAGTAAAGAAAGAGCTTCAGATCTACCTGCATCTTCTGATGTTGGGACTGCTTTTATTTGTGAGCCGTTAGAAAATTCTACCTGCTGTTTATTGTTTGCTGTAATTATTGGGACTAATAACCACTTAGGCATTGATTTTATATAAGTTTTCACTTTTCTTATAAAATTTTGTGCAACAGCTAACTTAGTAGCAATAATCAAAATGTTTTTGTCTTTGTAGAAAACAGCTTGCCAAACTGCATAAGCAGCAACCAAAGTTGACAATCCTAATTGCCTTGATTTTAAAACAATATTAAATCTATTATCATTAAACTCTGTAACACAGTCATCTTGAAACGGGTATGTCTTAAAAGAAATTAGTCCTCTTAATGGGTGTTGTATTTTCAAGTGCTTGTTCATAAAGTAAACAGGATCTTTCCCACACTTCACAATTTCAGCAATCTGACCTTGTTTAGACTTTAATGAAGCCATTTATTTGACCTCAAAAAAACAAGTACAAGTATATTTTAGTTTTCTATGCGGACTATACGGACTAACTGTCAAGGTCTCTAAATTGTCTTTGCTATTAGTTTTCTTAGCGCTGAGTTCTCTACCTGAACTATTTTTAAATTCTTTTTTAATAAGTTTCAGTCTAGAAGAAATTACTTCTGAAGATTCTTTTTCTAGTAAAGCTAATTGCATATGCAAGTCTGATTCTCTTGCAGCATTCAGAATTGTCCTAAAGCTAATCGACATTGTATTTTCGTCTTCAATCTTGGCAACAGTTTTTCTAGAACCGTCTTCAGTTATATTGTTGTATACACAATCAATGCTACTGCCAATTGACATAATAAAATCATATTCCATATTTTAATTCCTTAATATTTAGTATATATTAAATATATATTACAAATTTTTATTTATTCTATTTATAAGGTCTCCAACCATTTTCCCACGCCTCTTTGTTTTTATAATAATATATTAGATAACATTCTTCACATACATCACTATTTTTTACAGACTCAACATCATCTGTGCTATTTAACATTTTTTTGCAAGCTGGGCAGTCTAAAGAAATAGTATTACTGTTTATAGGCCTTATAAATCTATATTCACCAATCGTTGCTGTCTCTGTCTTTTTGTCAATTTTATTCCATTTAACATTATCTATACTCAACATAAGCGTCATTTCCTTTAATAGCAACTTCTATATTTTTATCAACTACATCTTTAATAGCATCGATATGAGATATTACAAGAATAGTTTTAAAATATTTTTTTAAACTTTTAAGCAATTTTGCGCAAGCTTCAATATTAGAAGCGTCAAGAGCGCCAAAACCCTCATCGACAATAAACAAATCAGACTTTGGAAGTGAAGATATATTTGTCAATGCAACTCTAATTGCTATTGAAGCCATCATTTTTTCCATACCACTCGCGCATTCTATAATTCTTGTTGAATCACCATAGTCTATATACACATTTAAATTATTACTATTTTCATCATCTAATATTTTTATTTTAAAAGATGTAACGCCGCTTAAAATGTTTTCTATTTCTTTGTTTATTTTAGGCAAGTAAGAAGCTATTAACATTGTTGGAATACCTTTTTTAGAAACAGAATGTGAATATAAATCATATATTTTCCATTCTTCTATTATTTTATTATATTCTGTTTCTTCTTTTTCAAGTGTATTTAAGTTATTCTCTAAAACAAATATCTCTCTATTATCTTTTTTTATTAAAGACTCAATATCGAATATACTATTTTGAACGCTGTTTAACTCTGTTTTAACAGACTTTAGATTATCAATATGTTTGTTATCGTTTTTGCTCTTGAGCTCTTCTATAATAATCTGGATATTACTTTTTTTGTGTACAATATCGTTCAAAGTAACGTTTTTTATTTCTAATTTAGAAGAAATTGATTCAACATCAACTTGAGCTTTATACTCTTTGTTAAGAATATCATTATACTTTTCTATTTTCTGTGTTAGTGAATCTTTTTCTAGCGTTTTTACAACTGATTGTATTTCATAGATGGAAGTTTCTATTTTTTTAACTTTTTCATTTATATCTTTAATGTCATTTTTAGAAGAATGAGCATTACTAATAAACTTGCAGCTTAAAAACTTGTCTCCGCAAGGAACCTCATCTAATATCTTTATCTCCTCGTTTTTATTTCTCTTTTGACTAACTAAGAATGTTTTTTTGCTTTTAAAATCTTTCAACTCTGAAAGGAGATTGTCTAATTTAACTTTTTGCTCTTTTAAAGTCTCGACAGGAAAATCTTTTTTAAAGATTAATATTTTCTTAAGTTTGTTATTTAAATCTTTGAGCTCTGCCTCTAAATTTACAATATTGTTATCCAACTGCTCTTTTTTATTTATTATATAATTCAGCTCTTTAATTGCAGTTTGATAAGTGTGTCCAGAAGGATGATTACTAATGTTGTTTTCAATGTCTTTTATTTGCAGTCTTATCTCTATTTCTTTTTCACGATTATTCCTAAGCTTTTCGTCAAGATTACTAAGATTATCTTTTTTATCTTTTACTTTGCAAATTGTTTCATTTTTCAGTATTGTCCAGTTTTTTTCTTCAGAATTCTTTAAATCGTTTTTGAGAACAATATAGTTTTCTCTACTTAGTTTATATAACTCTTCATATATGTCTAGATTTAAAAATTTTGACAAAACGCTTTTTCTTGCAGAAGATTTTTCGTTTATGAAAGTATTCATTGATCCCTGTGAAGCAAAAGATGTATAAAGAAAATCATCAGACGTCCCTATAAGATTTCTTAATATCTTCTCTGTCTCTCTTCTCTGCTCTTCTGTTTCATCAACACTTTTGCTTGTTTCTATTAAAGAAAGATTTGTGTTTGCTGATAGTTTGTTGTTTTTATTACTCTTCTTTATAGTTTCTCTTATAATATCGTAGTTTTTTGTGCCAATTGTAATGTTGACCTTTGATTTACAATTTCCTTTTCTAATATTAACAATATCCTGGTTTTTAATCGCACCTCTATCAGTAGTATTAAAAAGAGTATACATCAATGTTCCTGGTATAGAAGACTTTCCAGTCCTATTGTTTCCAAATATTCCAACAACGCCATTCAACTTATTAAAATTAATATAATTGCTTTTACCATAAGAAAAAGTATTGTCAAACTCCATATTGTTTATCGACCAATTTTTTCCAAAGCTATCTGATAAATCTTTCGGGATTTTGTCTAGATTTTCTTTAAATAAACTATCAACTTTTTCAATGACTTCTTTGTCAATATCATTGAAATATGTTTTAAATATTTCATTTCTATCTAAACTACTTCTTAAGTCAAGTGTACTTTTTAAACTGTTCTCTTCTTTGTCGTTAGATAAATATTCATTCTCAATATTGTTTTGTAGTACTATTTCATGAGCTTTTTTATCATTTTTAAGATAATGATATAAAATTTTAATTTCAGATTGAGTAATATTTTGATTAACTCTTATTCTAAATCTTGACTGTCTTTTTACTTTTTCACAAAATAGAATTGTCTTCTCTAGATTTTCCTTCCAGTCAATAGTTATAAAAGGATGTGGATTGTCTATGGAAATAAACCTACTATTAAAGTCATGCCTGTTCTTAATTTCCCATACTAAGAAGCCTTTACATATATCTTCACCATAATTTTGCTGTATGGGTGATCCGGGGTAAGCAATTCTTTTATCTGTATCAAGATACTGTCTTTTATGGATGTCGCCTAGAAAACCAAAGTCGTATTCGTCAAAAAAATCCAGTTTGACTTCACCTTCAAGACTCCAGTCAGTATCTGTCTTAGAATTCATTACAGCACCGTGAAAGCAAGCAATATTAATTTCATCTTGAACTGGCTTTACTAATTCCCAATTTTTTTGATCAAAACAAGAAAAAACGCACCAATTAAATCCTTCTACTCCTACTGGATACGTCCCGCTCTTTTTAAATAATTTAATATTACTATTATTAATAGCTGTTATTATTGGTGTTATAGCATCTTGTCTATCTTCATTTAGAATTAAACCGTCATGATTACCTAAAATTACATGAACTGGAGCTATATCAGCTAATCCGTTAAACCACCAGTTTAAATTTTCAATTATTTCAGGCGATATACCCTGTGTTTTTGAATGAACTATGTCGCCACCAATGAAAATAACATCAGGCTTTTCTTCACTTAATTTTTTAAACATTTCGAGAAATATTTGTTTATACTCATCATGTCTTTTTAAGCTTCTCCAGTGAACATCAGAGATATGTGCGCACTTAAACATATTTATACCTTAAAGCTGTTTGATTTTATTTAGTAATTTATCTTCTAAGCTAAACTCTTTAGCATCATTTAGCAGTTTTTCAAATTGGTCTAGCGACATATCACCAACATCGGGATAACCTCTTGTATTTACAATATTAACATCTATATCATACTCAGCTAGTAGTGTTGCTATTCTTATCGCTTTATAATAAGCGTCTTCGTCTAACGCTAGATTGATAGATGTTTTGTTTTTAACGATTTTTTTAAACAATAACATATCTTCTGTTAATACTGATCCTAGTAAACAGGTAGCATTATCATTAGTTTTCAACAAGTCCAAAGGACCTTCTACTAGAGTTAATGGAATATCCCAGTCTATATTTATTTCGTTAAAAATTATATTCTTTTTAGGAATATTTGCATTTTTGTATTTATAACCACAATTAGTATCAACATCAATCCTTCTTGCTGTAAAGTAGTTTATTTTGCCGTTTTCATCTAGCGATGGAATAATTAGACATCTTTGATAATCGCTATTTAATGAATAGCCTAATCTTAAAAACCATAACTTGTGTTTAGATACGCCTCTATTTAAAGCGTACTTAAAAACGTCTCTAATGTCTGGGTTGTTTGACCTAAAGGCTGTAGCTAGAAGACCAAAACCTTCAGGTATTGATATTAATTCTTCTAAGCTTTCTTCAAAACTACTTTCAACATCAAAAATGCTAGCAATGTCAATTCCTAAACTATTTGATTTTGGTCCTCTACTTTTAAATAAGCTTTTAGACTTTTCGCTTAGAGACTTATCTATTTTTGAAAGTAAATAAGAAACATTAGAACCTTTTTTGTCACATAACCAGCAGTGATAAAAACATTTTTCTAAATGAATAGCAAGCTTAAGCTTTCTTCTATTGTTGTGTTTACAAAAAGGACACCAAATAGACAAATTCATTCCATCTTTTGACAATAACGTGTTCCTTATGTTATTTTCTAAAAATTCTAGTCTATTTTCAACTTTTTGATTTATCATTGTATTTTAATGCCCTACAAATTACATATGCGTCAGACATATCATAACAAGATTCGTCATTTTTTACAAGACCTTTATTTGGACCAGACTTTAAAGTTTTTTCAGGCCAATTGAAAGTTATTTCTTTCTTAACCCATTCAAATACCTGTTCCTTAGTATTTTTAGAACTTTTTCTATCTAACTTGATACCAAGACTTTTCCTAGCACTATTAACGTTAATATACTCAGGTATCTTGTTAAATACTTCATAAGTTAAGTAAGATACTATACCATTGAATCTATTTAGTTGAGATAAAGTTTTTGCTGAAGAAAATCCTTTACTAAACGACTGGAATGCTTCTTCTATAGAAATCTCTACGTTGTCTAGTATATTATAATTAGATTTTATGTTATTAAGCTCATTTTTTACAATTAAAGATTTTTCAAATATACATTTTATTTTTTTTAAATTTATTGCTTGTAAATTTATCAAATTATAGTTATTATCTAAAAAACATATTCCAATAATAGATGTAGAGATATCTAAACCTATATATTTAACTTCTATCATTAATAATCCATTTTTAATCTAAATAGTACATTATCTGTATTCTTCTTAGCGAAAGGCTTTATTATTTTAGCATTCGCTAAAACATTTAAGTTTTCATCGTGTATATCAATATCTGTAATATATACAAAATCCTCATCAGCGTTAAATGCAGAGTTATCTACCTTTAGATTTTCAATATATGTCTTGTTGCTAGATAAATTAACTTCTCCTGCTTTCGCTGGTAAATTTAACTCATAGACATTTAAACTTGTATTTATTTTAAAATCTAGCTTATAATTTGATTTAGAAAAATTTTCCAAACCAGGATGCAGTATAGAAACAAAACCTTCTTTATAAAGAATATGCCCTGCGTAATTCCAATCAGCAACCTTTGTTAAACAATCGTTCCTATATAATAAACCCAGACCATTATCTGATAATTTGATTTTTAAATTGCCGCCACTTCCTGCAAGAGAACTATCAAAAATACTAAATGTATCTCTTACTATGTTCTTCTTGAAAAGCTTATTTGATATACACAATATATTTGAATATGTTTCTCCCATATCTTTTGTTATATTATAATAAGGCAACTCATAAGAGAAATAACCAACATTATCAGGGTCAGCAAGATTAATATCAATTGCTTTACTCGCTATAGCAGCTTGAGTATTAGCAATTCCACTTATTCTAAAGTCATCGTTTATCTTTCTTCCAACTGGATTTGATAAATCTTTTAAGAAAAAATTAGATCCTGATTCTATTTTTGTGCCAGGAGGCCTTCTTCGCAAACCAATCATATTATTGTCATTATTATCTAAAGCTAAACCCTTATGAAAATTGTTTAAAGAAGCATTTTCAAATAAATCATAAGATTCTTTAAAAGGCAAATGAGCAATAAAAGGGTATGTCTGTATTGGGATGGTGATCAAAAAGTTTTCTCTATTTTCAATAGACTTCAATACTCCACTTATTGAAGTATAATTCATTAAGTCATTATTTGAAATTGATGAAACAAAATCATTTGTAATTCTCATAGCTATGTTTTCGCTATGAACTTTTTCCAAATTTACATTTTGATAGTCTGTTTCTTTATTATAAGTTATATGTGAAAAACCGTCATAGTTATCGTAATACCCAGTGATATCATATATTTGTTCTTGCAAACCATTGTCGTTTGGAAGAATTAAATTATTTCTATAATAAAAGTGATTTTTTCTTGCAATTTCAATCTCTTCTGGCTTCAAGTCAGAAGATTTTAATTTTTTAAAGTAAAAATCTAACAAGTCTACGCCTTCAGCAGCACTTTGACATATTTTGCTCGAATCGTCTGACAAGGTTTCTTGTTTATATACGAGTGATAAAGATTTGTGCAGATTATCTTCCTTAAGACTTGCTCCAAATATTACGTTAGGTGATATTTTTTGTTTAAATTCATATAAAAAGTTTTCAACAGAAACTTCATGTCCTAAACACTTGTTTGAAAAATAGCTGTTTACTGGACCATCTATTAAAATATTTGACCTTATAATTTCATCGTTTGCTGCGTGTATATTTACTAGTCCTAACTTTTTAATAGGTGCGTCATAGTAATAAACAGGAACAGAAAAAATAAGCTTTTCATCTGTAAAGTTTGTTATATTCTGATTACAGATACTTGATTTTATTAAACTTCCTATGTTTTCTTTGTATATCCTTATATCATGAATTTCTGCACTTAATGCATGACTAGTAATATCTTCCACAACGTATGGTGGATTAGTATCTTCATTTAATATATCTGTCAATTTAGGCGTAAAATTAGAATTAACGTTTGTAATGAAAGGTACATTATGACTTCCAAACGATATTGATTTTGTTGAATATGGTCCAATAATATCATCTGCTGAATCTTTATTGATTGAGTAAAGCTCTGTTACATATTCAGATAAGTTTGTACCATCAATATCATTAAATTTATTCCCTATGCAAATAAAACTGTTTTCTCCATTTAAAAGAGACTTATCAATCGCTACTTGGACATTATTTATTAAAATTCCGTCATTATATAATTTCAAAGAGTACTTATTGCCAATAGATATTTTTTTTGCAAGAGTAATAGTTATATTGTGCCAATTATTAAACTTTAAAACATTATCAGAACTTAAAAACGAATCTTCACCAATTAACTGTTTATCACTATTACTAAAGTCTAATGACAATAATTTTGTATTTGTATCAGTTAGAGTTTTATCTCCTAACTCAACATAAATTCTATAACATTCTGTTAATCCGTTTATATCTGTTTGTGAACCTTTTACAACAAATATAGATATTAATTTAGGTATAGACAATATACAACCTGGATTAAACTGGTAACCTTTTTTGTTTTTTCGTCTCTGATTAATATAAAAGGAAAAAGTCAAATCATCTGCAGAAAAATCATAAGCTGGCATTCCTGCAGAATTTTTTAAGTTTGGATATGCTAAACAATTTGAATGAGTTTTATTGTTAACAATTTTACTATTTAAATTACTGTCAATATCAAAAAAGTTAATTGTATTATAATTTGAAAAGCCCCAATAAGAATTAAATTGTCTATGTTCAAGATTTTCATTGTAAAATCTATACAGATTTTTTACAGCTTTCTTCTTGTAAAAGCCTTCATCATCAATAGTAAACTTTTGTTTTATTTTTTCTACACCAAATTTGTGTTCATATCTTGAATCAAAGCTAATTCCATATTCGCTCAGTTCCCTTTTAAAATCATCTTCACTGCCATTTGCAGATAATCTAGCTCCAGATAATATTTCAACTAGACTTAAGTTGTCATTTCTTGCTAAATATCCAGTATTATATTCTGTATTATAAACTCTTGTCCCGAGTTCATTTGACCCGTTATAAGAATTAACAGTATTGAGTAGATTAACTTCGCCATATATGCCAGAAGTTTTAACATCTAGACTTTTAAAATCTTCACATAAATCTGATGCATAAACAAAATTTATACGAGGTTCAAGTATAATATTGTTTTTAACAATCATGTCATTTTCTATTAACTTAAACGACATATAAACCTTCTTTTAATAATCAATTCTAACACTAATAGATAGATCAACTTCTGGATTTTTTTCAATTGGTCTTGAAGTTTTTGCGACTGCTAATAAATTACCGGGTGCGTCATAAAGACCAACTGTCGTTACGTAGGAAAAAGGATCATCACCTTTTTCTTCAATACATCTCAAACTGCCACTTGCATCTGTATACGTTGGATTAGTAGAAAAATTAGCTTCATTAGGCGGTATTCTACAAAAATAAATTGTAGAATTTATTGTTGTCTTATTTATCAAACCAATTGCAGAAGTATTAGCTCTTCCAAATCTTGTTGAAGAAACATGATCTAACACATCATCTATAGAGCCAGATACCCAAATATCTGGAATAAAAGATTTAGAACCACCAGCTACTATTGTTAATGTTCCTCCATCTTCATTTACAGAAGATATTACGCCAGTTAAGTCTTGTCCTGGATCAAAAACCAATTCAGCATTTAAAACTACAATACCATATTCGTAAAATATCAAACCTACAGCTGCATTTGTACTATCTACTATTGTTCCTACGCTAGCGCCTCTAGGCGTCACAGTTAAACTAGACTTAGCGCCAGTATCAGATAACAAGCTTAATGTCGTTGAAACTTCTGTCAAAGCTTTTTCGTCAGTAGAAGACGTACCATTTCCTGCATATTTTCCAATTTTCATAGAAAACTTTTCTTTATCAAGAGAGTCTCTTGTAAAAAGTCTCTTAACGTTTATAAACAAAGCGTGATTTATTCTAGTACTATCATCATTTGTAACATCATCATCATATGGTGCTGTAAAGTATGTGTTAGCATCACCTAGCAAGATTTGAGCATATTGTTTATACATATTTATTTTTTCTCTCATCATCAAGGTGGTAGAAGAAAAAATAGGCTTATTACTAGCGTCAACAGATGAAGTAATTGCTGTTACTGGCGTGTTCCCGTGATCTCTAAACATTATGTTATAAGTAGGATCAATTGTTGAAGTGCCTGCGTTGTATTTAGCATATGAACCAATAGCTAAGTCTAGCATTTCATTTGAAGTTTGAAGCGTGTGATCTTGATCAAATATTGTTTGAAAAAGACCACTTTTAACTGCGTCAGTAGATCCTGTTACAAATACTTCATATTTTTTTCTTGTATTTGTAGGTATATCACTAGAATCTTTTCCCGCAATGTCAATTGCTAAAATATCAACTAATTGTCTTATTTGAGACTTTTTATTAACTTTGTCTTCGTCGTTAAATCCATAAAATGACATTTTTTATCCTTTATTAAGAAATAATATTATTATTAATAGTAACAGGTATTAATAACGAAGAATTTGTATTATTACCTATAATTTTTATCTGTGTCTTGATCACAGAATTGTTGCTCTTTGTAGAGAAATACTTAAATGTTGCAGTATCAACAACACCCTGAGATGTAATAGAAAACTTGCAAGACCTTTGCCCAGTAAAGTCGTCATTTATAGCGCTACTAGCAATTGTGTAGTAAGCTGTGTCTTTTTTAACTACTTTTGATGTAGCTCCTGTAAGTTTTACGAGCTTGTCAAAAACTGCTATTGTAAAAGATGAATCAATTAAAGACTCATCTTTCAATACAAACCCTTCATCTTGATCTAAAAAGGTCTTTACTAATATTGTTTTGTCTACTTGCTTTTTAGAAGATATGTTTGCTGACAAGCTTACCGGAGTTGAAATTGTGCTATCTAAAACTAGATAAGGGAAAGCAAATACATCTTCAGTATTATTTGTTTGCAATGTGCGTAAGGGATATTTCAAAGCTAGCTTTTCATCTGTAATTGCTTCAAAAATAGGCGTGTTTTTTTCAATTTTTTCTTTTCCGATTACAATGCCGTACTGTTCTAAAATTGAATAATCAATTTCATCGTCGCCTAGTCTAAAGTTTTGTATGTCAAAAGAACCGTCATTTCTTGCAAGTATTTCACGACCTTTTTCAGTTAAAACTGCATCAACTATTATATTGTTAGTTGAGTGATTTAAAAATCCCATTTGAAGTCTCCTAAATATTATATTTACTTTAATAGTACATATTCTTATATTTTAATAACTCTTAAGATAAATTAAAATTTGTAATCTTAAATTTTTCTTTGTGTATTGTCATACTGTTTAATTTTGTTATTGAAAACTGGTAATTTTCATCAATTAATTTTATATTGCTGTTTAACGATTTAGAGTAACCGCCGAATTCTGGTGTTATGTATAAAGATATTTTACTTGGATTTTTAACAATAGGTAGATTATCAACAATATCTACTTTGTTTTTGAAAAATATGCTTTTCTTTTTTATTTTTGAATTCGGATAATCTCTTTTTGCGCCTTTAGTTGATACTAAATCAACAATTAATTCTTCTTCAAAAGGGTCATAAAGAATAGCTAACTGTTCAGAATAGTCTGATATGTGGCCGTGTGCATCAATAGTTCTAATAGCATAAATAGTAATTCTACCCGGCTCATAAGTTTTATCAATACAGCTATAAGGAATAACGCCTTCTGAAAAAACTTTTGAGTCTGCGTCTACTATTTCTCTAAACTTATAATCATCGTATCTATAATGACCTTCAAGTTGCTTAATAACTGTAAAGGGTTCACTTACGCTTTGTCTTTTTAGTATTTGGTAACCTTTTGCATCATACTGATAGTTTCTTGGTTCTTGCCAATTTATTTCAAGATGGCGCTTATCTTGGTTATACATAAATTTAATATTTAAAGGTGGCGGCGGTTTTTCGTTTTCTCTACATTCAATATCTTTTGTCATACAAGGATTATCACATAATAGATAATAGTTTAAAACAAATCTATTTGTAACATCAGGATACGCATATAAATAAACATCACTTATAATATATTTATAAGTTTTCCCGTATTGAACAGCTTCGTCTTCAATCATATTAGGCAAATTCTCTAAATTTCTTTCAGACTTCTTTTTAGTAAAAAATCTTGAAGAAACTCTTATATAATCACCATCTACTAATTTAAATTTTTCAAGAAGAAAACCACACCTTACACCATTTTTTTCTGCAAATGTCAAAAAACCCTCAGAATTTACAAACTTCTTAATAGGCTTAAATGTGTTAAACATAAATCCATTTTTAACTTGATTAGATTGACTAACTTGACTTTCTACATTGTTAATTAAACTATTTTCTAAAAAAATATCATTATTACTAAAAATGTTATTGTTATTTAATAAATTTAAATTTAAATCTTCATCCTTTAATGTAGAAATCTTAGCAGCACTTACTGAAGTTTTTCTTATCTTGTTTGTATCAAGGTTTGATATTTCTTCGTCAGCTGCTAAATATGATATAGCATTTCTAACGCTAGTTTCGTCTAAAGAAAAAATATGATAGTCTCTTTTGTTGTTATAATTAATCTGCCTGTTAAAATACAAAAGATCTGCTGAATCTAAACTAAAAATTTTTGCAATATTATAAAGCTCAGG